GATATGGTAGAACACGCTTGTGAAGATATCACAGGAGTATCACCATCAGAAGTTGAAATGAATAGTGGTCTACAATTCTATGACAACATATCAACAGAAGAAATACAACAAATATTAATTAAGTCAGCTGCTGATTTAATATCATTAGAAAAACCAAACTATCAATATGTAGCTGCAAGACTATTATTATTCAGTCTAAGAAAATCACTAAACAGAAAACTTTGGGACCATCCACATATTTTTGAACATACAAAAAAATGTGTAGAAATGGGTCTTTATGATAAAGAACTATTAAATTGGTATACACAAAGAGACTTTGATAGAATGGAACAATGGATTGTTCACGAAAGAGATTATGATTTTACATATGCTGGCCTTAGACAAGTCATAGACAAATACCTTGTACAAGATAGAAGTACAGGTGAAGTTTTTGAAACACCACAATTTATGTACATGATGATTGCAGCCACAATATTTCATGATTATCCAAAAGATAAAAGAATGACTTATATTAAGAAGTATTATCGTGCAGTCAGTAAACACTTAATTAACATACCTACACCAGTTATGGCAGGTGTGAGAACACCACTCAGACAGTATGCTTCCTGTGTGCTGGTTGATTCAGGAGACAGTTTACCTTCTATCTTTACATCTGATATGGCTATAGGTAGATATGTTGCTCAGAGGGCAGGTATTGGTATCAACGCTGGTCGTATTAGAGGCATTAATTCTAAAATTAGAGGTGGTGAAGTACAACATACAGGCGTAATTCCTTTCTTGAAAAAGTTTGAAGCAACAGTTAAATGTTGTACTCAAAATGGTGTAAGAGGTGGTAGTGCAACTGTACACTTCCCAATATGGCATAAAGAAATAGAAGATATTATTGTATTGAAAAACAATAAAGGTAGTGATGACAACAGAGTACGAAAACTAGACTACTCAATACAACTATCTAAATTATTCTATGAGAGATTTATTAAGAATGAAGAAATAACTTTATTTTCACCACACGAAGTACCTGAATTATATGAACATTGGGGTACAGATAAATTTGATGAAGAATATGAAAAGGCAGAAAGAAAAACCTCTGTTTGGAAAAGGAAATTAAATGCTCAAGATTTATTCATGAGTATTTTAAAAGAAAGAGCTGAAACAGGTCGTATCTATATTATGAATATTGACCATTGTAACACTCACTCTAGTTTTAAAGATAGAGTTTATATGTCAAACTTATGTCAAGAAATTACTTTACCAACAGACCCACTAGACCATATAGATGGAGATGGTGAAATTGCATTATGTATTTTATCAGCAATTAATGTAGGTAAGATACAATACTTGGAAGATTTAGAAGGTTTATGTGATTTAGCAGTAAGAGCTCTAGATGAAATAATAGAACTACAAGACTATCCTGTAAAAGCGGCTGAAGTATCAACCAAATCTAGAAGAAGTTTAGGTATTGGTTATATTGGCCTTGCACACTATCTTGCTAAAGTACATTTAAAATATGATGATAAAGAAGCTTTCAAAGAAGTGGATGAATTAACAGAACATTTTCAATATTACTTACTTAAAGCGTCATTGCAACTTGCAAAAGAAAAAGGTAAATGTGAGTACTTTGACAGAACCAAATATTCAGACGGCACTTTACCGATTGATACCTACAAAAAAGAGGTAGATGAGATTGTAAATCGTAAACTATCTTTAGATTGGGAATCTCTCCGTAATGAAATTAAAGAGCATGGTCTCAGACATAGCACACTCTCAGCTCAAATGCCGTCTGAATCCTCTAGTATAGTTTCTAATGCAACAAATGGTATTGAACCACCAAGAGATTACTTATCTATCAAGAAAAGTAAAAAAGGTCCACTTAAACAAGTAGTACCACAATATCAATCATTAAAGAATTTTTACACTTTACTATGGGATATGCCAGACAATTCTGGATATATAAATATCGTTGCAGTAATGCAAAAGTACTTTGACCAGGCTATATCAGGTAACTGGTCATATAACCCAGAAAATTTTGAAGATGGTCAAGTGCCAATATCTAGTATGGCAAAAGACTTATTGACTACATACAAATATGGTTGGAAAACATCTTACTATCAAAACACATATGATAGTAAAAAAGATGAAGATGAACCAGCACATCCTCTTGGTTGGAAGGATAATGTAAAAGAAACAACAGAAAAACAAGAAGAAGAAGTTTGTGATAGTTGTACTATCTAGGAGACACTATGAAAGGAGTATTTAATAAAACCAAATCGTTAGACTTTACTAAACAACCTATGTTTTTTGGTGAAGACTTGGCTGTACAAAGATATGATACTTTCAAATATCCTATTTTTGATAAACTAACACAACAACAATTAGGATATTTCTGGAGACCAGAAGAAGTATCTCTACAAAAAGATAGAAACGACTATCAAGATTTAAGAGATGAACATAAGTTTATCTTTACATCAAATTTAAAATATCAAACTATGTTAGATAGCGTTCAAGGAAGAGGACCAGCACTTGCATTTTTACCATTTGTAAGTCTACCTGAACTAGAATCATGTATCATAACATGGGATTTTATGGAAACAATCCACTCTAGGTCATATACTTACATTATAAAAAATCTATATTCAGACCCTTCAGAAATTTTTGATACAATTATTGAAGATGAGAAAATAGAACAAAGAGCAAAATCAGTAACAAAAGCTTATGATGACTTACTTGAAATAGGACACAAGAAAATGATAGGTCAAAAAGTTGATGATTACGAACTTAGAAAGAAACTATGGCTGGCATTATGTACAGTAAACATATTGGAAGGTTTAAGATTCTATGTATCATTTGCATGTAGTTTTGCATTTGGTGAATTAAAACAATTAGAAGGTTCTGCTAAGATTATATCTTTTATTGCAAGAGATGAATCTCAACATTTGGCCGTATCTCAAAGAATCATAAACAATTATAAAGAACATGAAAATGATAAAGTAATGTTAGATGTAATTAAAGATACAGAAGATGAAGTTTATAAAATGTATGATGATGCTGTAGAAGAAGAAAAAAGGTGGGCAACCTATTTACTAACACAAGGTACTATGATTGGGTTATCAGAAAAACTTTTACATAGATTTGTAGAATATATGGCAAATCGTAGAATGAGGTCAATTGGTCTGGAGGCTAAGTATGAACAAAAAACAAATCCACTTCCGTGGGTTGACCATTGGCTGAATAGTCGCTCATTGCAAAATGCACCACAAGAAACAGAAATAGAAAGTTATGTTATTGGTGGTGTTAAACAAGATGTAGAAAAAGACCAGTTTAAAGAATTTAAATTATGATAGAAAAAATGTTAGGCATATGCCCTAACTGTGATAGTGAGTTTACAGTAAGTTGGCATTTAGAACAAACCGATTTACAACCATACACATGTCCATTCTGTGGTCATGAAGTAGATTATGAGGAAAGTGAAGATGAATCGACTGATAGCTGGGATTGATTATAGTTTAAATTCTCCTGCTTTATGTATTTCTAAAGGCAATTTTGATTTTCATAAATGCCAATTTCATTTCTTAACAGATAAGAAAAAGTGGGAAGGCAAAATCACAAAAAATATTACAGGCCATCTTCATAAAGATTGGACAGACCCTATTGAAAGATTTAATAACCTTGCAAGTTGGGCTCATAGATGTTTAAGAGATTATGGTGATATGAGTTTATATGATATGAAAGGTACAAAAGTTTTTATAGAAGGTTATTCATATGGCAGTAAAGGTCAGGCCGTATTTCAAATTGCAGAAAATGGTGGTATTTTAAAATCATTTTTAAGAGCTAAAAAAATAAATTATGATATTATTGTACCAAGTGTTGTTAAAAAATGTGCAACAGAAAAGGGTAATGCTAATAAAGAATTAATGTATGAATGTTTTTCTCAACATACAAAAACAGATTTGATGAAAGAGTTTGAAGTAAATAAAATAGGAAATCCAATATCTGATATTGTAGATTCATACTACATAATGAAATGTGGATATCAACTAGAAAGGTTAAATAAATGACTGTCGATAAAATAGAAGATTTTAAAAAAGAAGAGCCTGAAAAAAATGAAAATGAAGGGTTTATTTGGACATCTTTAAAAGATACAAAAGATGTTTATATGTTTAAAGAAAGATTAGAATATTTTTTTGATGATTATGTAAATGAAAATCAGTCTACTATGGTTATGATATTAAATAAAGTTATCTATATCAGTCTTATAGAAGACTTTTTAAGAATGTCTAAATATAGATTAGATAAGAAAATAGAAAAAGATGTTGATATACATTATTATATAACAAAGGTGAAAAATGAAAGAAGTTAAGAGTTGGTGGATGCCAGATTGGGATACACATTTTGAAGACCATCTAAAGAAAGAAAATACCAAATATACATATCAACAAATGCAAAGAGATTATGCATTGTCTTATTGTGAAAAACATGATATTGCATTAGACATAGGTGCGAACATAGGATTTTGGTCAAAAGATTTATGCAGTATGTTTAAAAATGTAATTGCATTTGAACCACATCCAGAAAATGTAGAATGTTATAAACAAAACTTAGATGATTACAAGAACTATGTTTTATGTCCATTTGCCTTATCAAATGAAATAAATTCACAAGGTCAATTATTTACAAGTAAGTCTAATAGTGGTAATGCTGGCCTTAACAAAGATGGTGTTATAGGTGGAGAAACAGAGATTACATCTGAAATACAAGATAGAATTATAACTTGTGATGTTGATACACTAGATAACTTTATAAAAAGTTTTACGAATAGAAGCGTAGATTTTATAAAAATAGATGTACAAGGTTACGAATTAGAAGTTTTAGAAGGTGGTGTTGAATTATTAAAAAACTATTCACCTGTATTATGTTTAGAGTTACCTCTTAGAAATGAAAAAGAAAAAGAATATGGCCAAAAAGTTACAAGTCTTTTAGGTCAACTTGGGTATACAAGGAGAGGTAATTGTAAGAAAGAGACTATATTTACAAAATGAAAATTGCAGTAGTAACAACATTAAATAAAAAGTTATATGACAAATATGGTTTTAAGTTTTTTGAGACTTATAATTGGCCATTTGATTTGATTGTCTATAGCGAAGATGAATTAGAAATAGAAGGTGTAGATGTAAAACCATTATTCTGTGAAGTGCCTGATTGTAGAGACTTTGTAGAAAGAAATAAAGATAAACCTGTAGATGAAAGTCCTGATGGATTTTTACAGGATGCCGTAAGATTTTGTTATAAGGTTTATTCCTATACGGATGCCATATTAAAAAACAAAGAATATGATGGCCTTATTTGTATTGACGCTGATAGTGTATTTCATAATCCTATAGATGAGAAATGGATTTTAAAACACATACATAGAAATCCTAGTATGATGACTTATCTTGGTAGAGGCACACATTATAGTGAATGTGGATTCTTATATTTTAATTGTAATCATGAAGATACTGTTGATTATGCTATTGTTATGCAACACATGTATACAAAAGATGATGTGTATGATTTAACTGAAACGCATGATAGTTTTGTGTGGGACCATGTTAGAAAAAGATTTGAAGAAAAAAGAGGAACTATAAATTATAATATAGGTGATAATAAACCCGGTCATGTTCAAGCAAGGTCAATATTAGGAACAGTTTATGACCATATAAAAGGACCTAAGAGAAAAGATTTACTTAAAAGTCCTGAATCTAAGTTATGAAGATACCTGAAGTAGGCGATAAGATAGAACATACATTACCTCATTTAAACAAAACAAGAAAGGGTGAAGTGATACTTGTTTTAGAATCACAATTTATTTACGAATATGGCAAAGAAAAACATATATCATTCTGTATGTTTCGTGATGATTTATGGAGTTTTAATAAGTGATACAAATATTTATTGGCTATGATAGTAAAGAAAAGGTTGCTTTCAATGTACTTGCATATAGTATATTAAGAAACAGTACCAAGCCTGTATCAATTACACCTGTATATTTACCAAACCTTCGTGATGATTTTGTAAGAGAAAGAAATAAATTATCATCAACAGAATTTTCTTTTAGTAGATTTATGGTACCACATCTTATGAACTATAAAGGTTGGGCATTGTTTATGGATTGTGATATGCTAATGACAGAAGACATATCAAAACTATGGCGATTAAGAGATGACAAGTATGCAGTACAATTATGTAAACACGATTATACACCAGAAGAAGATAAAAAGTTTTTAGACCAAGTGCAAACAAAGTATGACAAAAAGAATTGGTCATCATTTATGTTAATGAACTGTAAAAAATGCCACGAACTAACACCAGACTATGTAAATAGTGCAACAGGTCTACAACTACACCAATTTAAGTGGCTAGAAAGTGAAGAACTAATTGGTGAATTACCATTAGAATGGAATTGGTTAGTAGATGAACCAGGTTATAATACTAAATCAAAAGTTAATAATGTTCATTTCACAAAAGGCGGACCTTGGTTCAAAGAATATGAAAATTGTTCGTATTCAGAATTGTGGAAACAATATCATACTGAATGTTCTTGGATAGAATGATTTACGCTTTTGAAACAAGAAGATTAACAGATAATGTAATAGGTCCTTTTGCTGAAAGTATAGAAGGTAAACTTATTAAATCAAGAGGTCAAGTTTTACCAGAAGAACAAACACAATGGCTAAACTTTAATATACAAAAATGGGTAAGTGAAAAAACACCGATTGCAATTTTTGGAATATTAAGAGGTACAGCTGAGTTAATGAGAATATGCAAAGAACATAATATAGATTATTATTATTTTGACCATGCTTATTTTTATAGAGCAGATAGACATAAAAATCATATGGCATTTAATACTAGATTTTATCGTATAACAAAAAATGGTCAGTCATTAAATAAAATAATAGAATGGAATAAATCTGAAGAATATACAAACAGAATAAAGGTTTTTAGAAGAACATTTAACATCAAAGTGAATACTAAATTTTTTCAAACAGAGGGTGAAAATATATTAATATTACCACCTTCTGATTATATTTGCAAGTTTTATAATTATGGTACACAAGAAAATTGGATTAATAAGACCGTCAAAAAGATTGAGGAACATACAGATAGAAAAATAATCATAAGAAGAAAAGGTGATAAAGAAAATTTTATTGAACAATTGCAAAATGTATATTGTACAGTATCATCTCAAACAACAGCAATAATTGATTCCATAAGATTTGGCAAACCATCATTTTGCGAAGAAATATCTTGTGCATTGCCAATGTCTAAAACAGATTTATCAGAAATAGAAAATCCATTTAGACCAAAGGAAGATGAAATTGAATATTGGATAAATGGTTTATTAAGTTCACAATTTAAGGAAAGCGAAATCAGTTCAGGATATGCATTTAAAATGATAGAGGATTTACAATGAATATATTTCACGAAATGGCTTGGGATAAGTGTTTATCTCACGAAATATGGCCAGCATTAAAAGAGGGTTGGCCAGAGACAGATGAAAATGTACACTTCTTATGGGGTCTTGCAGGTAAAAATAGAGGCATTATACAAGAGTGTAAAGAAAAGAAAGAAGACTTTTGGTATGTTGATGTAGGTTATTTAACAGAACAAATTACAAGATATCCAGAACCTAAAATTAACGACTATGATAAAACATATTTTAGAATAGTAAAAAATAAATTACATACAACATCAGGTAGTGTAGGTAATGGTGATAGATTAAACATTTTAAAAAATCAAGGCATAGATGTAGAGTTTAAGGGTTGGAATACAAGTACAGAAGTTGAGAAACATATCTTAGTATGTCCCTCATCACAAACAGTTACATATGATATTTGTGGTGTATCACAAGAAGAATGGATAAATGAAGTTGTAAAAATATTAAAAGAATTTACAGATAAAGAAATCAGAGTAAGAAATAAACCAAGACCAGGAAATGAATGGTGGGGAACTGATATAAAAGATGATTTAGTAAACTGCCAATGTTTAGTAACAAGTATGAGTTTATCAGCTGTAGACGCTATATTAAATAGAACGCCTGTAATTTGTCATACATCTAATGTTGCTTCACTAGTAGGTAGTAATGATTTAAAATTTGTAGAAAAGCCAATGAAACCTGGCCATAAAACAATTAGAGAATGGATGAGATTAGTTGTTGATAATCAATTCACATTAGAAGAAATGAGAAATGGTACAGCATACAAATATTTAAATCAACAACAAGAAAATATTAAAAAGATGAGAGGCAAATAGTGATTAATTTTTGTTGTGTATATTATGGTACAAAATATAAAGTTGAGTATGTGCAAAAATTATATAATATGATTCAACGACACTTGACCATACCACACAAATTTATTTGCTTTACAGATAATATTAGATTAAATAAAATGGTAGAAGGTGATATTGAATGTAAACCTTTTCATTATCATAACTATCAAGGTTGGTGGAATAAATTACAACTATTTTCTCCTGAAGTAGAATTAGAAGGTGTTAATTTTTATTTAGACCTTGATGTTGTATTATTAGATAATGTAGATAAATTTGTAGAATATGGTAATGAAGATTCATTTTGTATAACCAGAGATTTTAGTTATTCAGACAGAATGTGGAATTCTAGTGTTATGAAATGGAATAATAAAACCGCTACCGATTTAATATGGAAACCTTTTCTTGCCAACAAGACACAATTTATGTCTCTACAAGGTGACCAAAATGTTATATCAGATTGTATACGAGACAAAGATAATTGTTTGTCATATCCAGATGAGTGGACCTTTTCATATAAATGGAGAAGCAGAATCAAACCAGCCTTTAGTAGAGCAGACTGGACCTTTGAACAAGTGCCAGGTGCCTCAATAGCCGTATTCCACGGTAGTCCAAACCCACACGAATCCGACCAAGATTGGGTCAAAAATAATTGGATTTAGGGCTTGACATGGTATTCTACATGTGTTAGAATCCATGCATGAATTGTACATTTTTTGAACAATATACACCAAATGAGAATCATTCTCAAAAAAATAATTTAAATTATTTTTTAAATCCCTTTAAAATCAATAACTTATATAGGCAGAAAGTGCTTGACAAGGCTTTCCAGACCTGTATAATGGACACATAAGATAAAGAAATAAAAAGGAGAAAACACTATGAAATACATACTATCAGACATTAAGAAAGGTTACAAGATATCCACTATCATGAAGCGTAATCAATGTTCAGCAACATTAGTTATTGCTTGTATGAACATAATTCAAAAATCTGCAATGAGGGCTGCCTAATGATAACAAATAATATGAAAAGAGAAATAATGAATATGAGTTTATCACAATTGAATGAATTACAAGATTTTATTCGTGATGTAAAAGTTATGTCCGCTAAAGCGTCAATAACAGAAGGTTCAAAAGTATATGTAGTTCAAAAGACTAAAAAAACTTTGGGTACTGTGTTAAAAATAAAAATAAAAAAAGCTGTTGTTGAGATGAATGGCACCAGATACAATGTACCATTATCAATGTTGGAGGCTTTATAATAAGTATGAATAACACAGATAAACCTTTAGGTATGAAATCACTTATGGGTCTTACATCAGAAAGAATTTATTCTAAAGAATTTTTGTTAGAAGAAATCATAAAACATATGTCGCCTATAGGTGAGGGCTCACTTGCAAAGGGATTGCCTATAGACTATTTACATGATTTCAAAATACATTTCAAAGGTCAATTTAGAATTAGATATAGAGGTGGAAGTGATTATATAGAAAGATATATTAGAAATCCTTATCATTGTATACAAAGATATGCAAAAAGTTTTGCAATATATCCTACTAATTGGACCACAGAGTTTAGAGAATTATTAAAAGAAAGGATGGAAAATGAATAAGATTTTATTAGGTGTGCTGGTGTTTTTTTCTCTCTCTTTGTTTTCACATCCAGCACACTCTGGAGATTATGAAGAGGCTGTTGGTGCTCATGTGCTACGAGAGACACTTGCCGGCAGAGGTATGAAACATGAAGAAATTATGGCAAATGAATTAAAAAGAATTGCTCATAGACATACGATTGAGATACTTGGTATAATGTCTGAACATTTACCACATATATTAAAAGGTATTCAATCAGAGTTAAGAATGAAAGCAGATGAAGAATATAAATGTTCACTAATGGAGAATACGAAGTATCCTTGTAAATGATAGACTTGATTATTTTATTATTGACATTTATACTTGTTTTGAACTTAACAAAAATACATGATAAAATCTGTATGATATTATCAAAACTAGATGAGAGATTTTTTGGAGGTTAAATTATGAATCATAACGGATATTTTGCAATGGTATTAGATAAACAATGGTGTGATGTGGTAAAACGAAATGCCACAATGTCTGATGTAAAATCTGACCATATAACCATTGCATATAAACCTAATGATGAAAATTATCAAAAACTTTTACCCTTGATTGGTAAAAGAGCAAATGCTTATATTAACGAATATAGAGCAAATGAAAATATAGAAGCTTTTATGGTTGATTTGATATGTTACAATAGCTACAGTCTAACAGAGGAAGAACAAGTTGTAGAAAGAGTAGATGATGGCCTACCACACATAACAATATCACATAAAAAAGGTATGAGACCAGGAGAGGCAGATACCTTATTTACAAATCCACTTATCAAGGAAAAGAGAGTTGGATATGTTGAAGGGACTTTCAGATGGATTCCATTTTTGAAAGTTGTAGTTAATAACAAATAAAGGAGACACTATGTATTCTAAAGAAGAAATAAAAAAAGAATTTGCTCTAGCAAAAGAAAAAGACCTAAGTGGTAAAACAGAAACTTTTGTCAATAGAGCTGCCATGATGAAAAAACACATGGAAGAGGAAAGAGATATGCCAGAGTTGTATGAAAGTATGGAAGACAGAAATGGTAAACCTTTTAATTTTGCTGGATTGTATGAGACATATTCTTCAGACAATCCTAAAGAATACTTTTTCTTGAAATATTATGGTATGACATACAGAGAAGTATGGATGAAAAAAGACCCTAAAACATTTAGTGGTTCTACAGAAGATATGATTGAGAATGTTTCAGTTCATGTGCCTGTTGTACCAGAGGATGGTATATCTAGAACCATAGGAGAAATGAGTGAAGTATAACGAAGATAAAATTTTATTAGAAATCGGCCAATATATTGAGGGTACATATTCTCAACACTATAGTGCTGATAAAAATGGATTTCAGGTACAAGATATGTTACGACATCTTGACCTTGATAAAGATTTTTGCCAAGCAAATGCTATCAAGTATTTGTGCCGATATGGTAAAAAAGAAGGTAGAAACCGTAAAGACATAATTAAGGCAATTCATTATTGTATATTATTATTGTCTAGTGAGGATTCTAATGGTTCATGAGTATCTAAAATTCATGGATGAGCTGCTGGTAATCAAGGCAGCTTTAGAATTACAAGAGGAATCTGGTAAGGTAAATACCGACTTACGAGACTATGTTGACAATCTACTAGCAGAGTATAATATTTTAGTTGAGGAGATTGAAAAAGACATGGAAAATGAGGCGAAAAAAACATTACATTGAGGCTTGACAAGGGCTTAAATATGTAGTACCATGGTCGAGACAGACTAAAAATGTCAAAATTGAAATAACTTTAAGGAGTAATATAATATGGCAAGAGCTAAGCTAAGCAAAAAAGAAAAAGTACTAAACCTACTATCAAAAGGTGAACCAGTATTCTGGAGAACACTAAGAAGTAGATTTGATATAACATCACCTAGAGCAATGATTGATACATTACGCTCAGAAGGACACATGATTTATATTAATCAAGGTACAGGTACTAACCGTAACAATACTTCATATCGTATGGGTATGCCATCTAAAGCTATCGTAGCTGCAGGCATTAAGGCACTATATGGTACAGAGTACGCTTATAGTTCTTAATGGATTAAGGGTGTCCTTTCGAGGACACCCACCATTATATGATAATTAGTTATAAGTTGGAGGCAATTCTAATGTATCACAAAATAAGTTCAATGTGCGATAAAGTACGAGTAATTTACGAAAAGGCAGAAGAATTAAGGATAGCAAAGTACGGCCACAAGGATGATTTTACCAAAAAAGAATCGGATGATGATATCAACCGTAGAATAAAAGATATTCAATCATTATGCAGAGAAATAGCAAATGATAAAGGAAAATATAATAAGTATCCAGCTAAAAAGGATACTTAAAAAGAAATATAAGTAATATGACATGAATATAAATTACGAACCAATTATAGCATTTTTAATCATGATAATGTTACTTGCATACACCTTACAAAAGGCAAATGCATTTTAGGATAGTAAAATGAGAATAATATTATACAGTAAAAAGAATTGTGTTTATTGCACAAAGGCAAAAGCTCTTTTGGATAAATTGAGCCTTAAATATATAGAAAAGAAACTTGAAGATTTTAATTCTGTAGATGATTTTAAAAAAGACATAGGTAGAGAAGTAAGAACTATGCCACAAATTAAAATTAATGGTGAGGTAATCGGTGGGTATAATCAATTAGTTGAATATTTTACTAATGAAGGTCTAGTAAATTACAAAGGAGAGTTAATTGAGCGAAGACAAGGATAAAGAAAACATTAAAAATAATGTTTTACAATTTCCCAAAAGAGATGTTAAACGAGATGATGGCCAAGATTCTTGGAAACTTGATGATTTGTGGGAGTTTACTCCGAATGGCAAATCATATGGTGATGAATTTGTAGATGGTGAAGATGTAAGTCAACAAGAAAAGTTTGAAAATTTTGTTAATGCTTTAGTTGATGAACTATCTATAGGTTTTATAAAAACTCTAGTGGATGCTGGCATTGATATTAATGAAGAATATTTTTATAAAGATTTAGCATTTGTATGTGAAATGTTTAGAGGTTTATGTATTAGAAATTTTGGACAAAAACATATTTCACAAAGAGTTATGGACAAATTGGTGTCTTTACAAAAAGATTTAGAAGGTAAAATACAACCTGTTATAGACTATGCACCAATATTAAATGAATATGATTATAAAATTCTAAATCCACATCAGTTAGTTTTTGATTTTTACAAATATGATATTGAAATACAATTTCAACCCGATATGGAATGGCCTGAGGATGACCAATGAGTATATTAGTTGACCTAAATCAGGTACTTATTTCTAATGTAATGGCACAAACCAGAGGCCAAGAAGAAGCTAACCTTGATATGATACGACATATGGTTATCAATTCTATCAGAGGTTATAATCTTAAATTCAAAGAAGAATATGGTACACAAGTATTATGTTCTGATTCTGCCAATCCATGGAGAAGACAATTATTTCCACATTACAAATACCAAAGAAGACAAGGCCGTGATGAATCTACCACAGATTGGGATGATTTATTTGCAAAGATAATGGAGATAAAACAAGAAATAAAAGAAAACTTTCCTTATATGGTATTATCAATAGATAATGCTGAAGCAGATGATATTATTGCAGTCTTAGTAAGAGAGGCCAACCATAAGAAAGAACCTGTAATGATAGTATCAGGTGATAAAGATTTTATACAATTACATAAACACGAGAATGTCAAACAATTTGCACCCATACAGAAAAAATTTGTAGGTGAAGGAGTTGACCCTAAAGTATTCTTACACGAACAAATAATAAAAGGTGACCGTTCAGATGGCATACCTAATATATTATCTGATGATGATGTTTTTGTTACAGGTGAAAAACAAAGACCTATTAACAAGAAAAGGTTGGAAGAATGGGCCAACCTAGATAATATACCTTTAGGAAGTCAGACTAAAAAGAATTACGATAGAAATAAGAAACTTATAGACTTAGAGGAGATACCGATATCTATAATGGAGAACATTATAAATAGTTACAGAAGTTATGAAATACCTGATAGGTCAAAACTATTACCGTATTTCATGAAGCATAAATTGAAATCGTTAATGACTAATATAAATGATTTTTGAAATTGGAGAATAATTATGGTAGAACAAAACCCACATTTAATATCTAAAAAAGCTATGGAACAGATGTCAACAACAGCTGGCTCTCAAGCACCTTTAATGAGTGAAGTATTTAAAAAAGTTCACAATGCAAAGGTTAAATCTAAAAAGATAGAAATATTAAAGGAGAATGATACACCCGGATTGAGAATGATAATCAAAGGTGCATTTGACCCTAATATACAATGGGATTTACCTGAAGGCACACCACCATATATAGCAAATGAGGCACCTGAAGGTACACAACATACTACTTTGGAAGGAGAATCTAAAA